ATGCATAGTAGCCCTAGAGCCAGAAGCAGAAGAACCCGAAGGCGTAGAAGCTCCGCCTTGAGAATATGCAAGCATAGGATTTAAGCCTGCAGCCTTCATATCTTTCATACCACGTTGGTAAGAAGTAGAAGATTGTTGGGCTTGGAAACCACGATTTAAAAGAGCTTGCTCGGCCTGAAAATTACGGTCACGAGCAGCCTCTTTTGCGTTAGCACGATTAGTCTGTTGGCCCCCAAAATAGGAGGCACCAGCAGATATTAAAGCGGATAAAGGATCACTCATGTTAGAAGTGGTCTATTAAGCCAGGCACACTGTAAGTGGGCATAGGTCTTTCACAAATGAAATCAAAGTACGAATCGAATAGAAAATGCGGAGCGCTGGGCACAGCAATAATTCTATCAATTGGTGGATTTTCTTCGATAAATGCAGCGTTTAACAATGGAAGACTTCCGAATTCTTGACATAAGTGCCAAGTATCCAAAGACTGAGCAAAGTTGCTACGCATTTGGCCAGTAACGAGACTGGGTTTATAGCGATATTCCGCGTAGCGTTCTTGGTAGCCGAAAACATCTTCATCAGCAGAAGTGCCCTGGGCATAGATTTCTTTATTAAGTACAGCTTGTTCACCAATGTGAGCCAAAGCAGGCCAGTAGAAATCCCAACGAGTTTGTCTAGACCACATACGATTAAGACCTTGTTGATAATTCAGGTCAGCACGAACAGAGGCGAAGCCAAGGACGATACTGTGTTCAGTGAAGGAATGGCTGAAGCCAGAGAATCCCGAAGTTACCCCGAATCCGGCCACGTTACCTTGTGGTGTAGGTTCGGAAGCAGTAGCAGAAGTTTGTGCAATGGGATTGATTGTTATGGTTTGAGTTCCACCGCCCAGGTATTCAGGACGTTGTAGTCGGTAGTCAGGACTTGTTACTTGGAAATGAGATTTGAGCAATTCAATATACCTGGTCCCGCCCCTGGCATCACGCTCGTAAAGCTTTTGAATTTGAAAAGCTTGACGTAGTTGGTTAATAGTTGCGGCAGTAGCAGTTGATAAGTCTGCAACCATGTTGGAGAAAAGACCGTTTGTAGAAATTAAGTTAACACCATTTGAAGCATCACCGTATACACCAGGATTTAATGAGGAGGCATTCCACCGCAAAGCAGTAGGAATATCAGTACCGCTTGGAGTGGTAGTAGAAGAAGAAAATAGAAATTCATCATTTTGCGCTCCGATAACAGGTGCAGTAGTACCGAGGGGTAATGGAACAGCCGGGCCTTTTTGTGGCCAAGGTAAGCACGAAGTAAAATAATCGTGTCGTTTTCCACGTGGGAGAAGTTCATAGTCAGCAGGAAGGTCTGGCCCGTCATCACGAGCGACAGCGACAGAATCTTGTAAGTTTTGGTCACGATACCATTCGTTCCAAATTAAGTTATAAGCACGAAGGAATAAAGCAGAATGCTCAATGCCAGGGATTTCAGTAGGAATACCCATATAGTCATAAATGGTGGAATTAGCATAACCAGTTACAGCAGTAGACGTAATAGTCGGGATTAAGAAATCAGTAGAATCCCCTGGGTCGGTTTGTTCACCCATGAATTTTTGGAAATTATCCCAGACCAAGCGAAGTGGTACAGAGAAGAAATGAGTATCCAGGAACATGTTATCCATGATTGGGTGAAGTGGTGTTGCAAGCCTGGCAAAGGTTGTGCAATCCATTTTGAATGTGTCACCCGGCAAAGCTTCGTCAACGAAGATAGGAATTATAGTTCCCGCATCAAAGGTAGTTTTATAACCATGAGTGCGATTAAATTTAGAACGCGGAATATCCGCAACAGGTACTTGTGAAAATGAGTGGTTCATGACTGATTTCATTTGGTTTTCTCCGAGAGATAGTGATTGTAAGAATTAAACCCATGTAAGTGGGCGAGTTGTTCGTGAGCTTGAGAAGAAGAAAGATTAAATTTTTTTTTCATTTCTTTTGCTTGACGTTTAAAAGCTTGAACTTCTATCGGGAAGGAATATAGCTTTTTCATTAGTCTTGGTCTCCAGTAGGTTGAGTATTTCCGTGAGGAAGATTAGTTGCACCAATGTGCAAAGGTACATTTTTAGTAATAATAAAAATAGGTTGTGCAAAGTCCATAACTGAATCAGTTATGGAAAGAACACCAAGAGAGCCAAGTTTATAAAGCTCTGTTTCGTCGGTATGTTGACCGTTTTTAAATTCACGGATTACATGAGGTTCATCAGTAGCAAGAGTGATGAAAGGTTGATGAAATGCTTTATAAGTCGGGTCATAAGCTGCGTAAATATTATACATTTTTGTTACTCCAAAGGTCGGATAAGTTGTTTAACACTTAGTTTTTTAACTTTGTGTTTAGTTTGTAAACGTCCAATTTTGGACGAGTCTTGTAAGCTTTTTAAGGCGTTACTAAGTCGGGTAGATTTAATGTGTTCGAGGTCTTCTGGTGCAACTGACCCGAATCGTTGATCGTAGTATCTTGGGGGGCGCATTTCACGAGCGCGCATGACGACACCAGAGTGGCCAGATAAATCATTACGATAGATTTCACGCATATATGTATCACAGAATGTTTTTCCAATTGCAGGTCGAAGTGACATCTTAGCAAATTCTGGTTTTAGTTCAAATATTTCACCAGTGTCAAGGTTGAAGCGTGTGTAGTGTTGTTTAGCTTGTTCGCCAGTTACCTTTTTAACGCAGTAGCGAGCGACATAAGCAGCAGATTCGAAAGTTACATTGCCAATAGTGCAATTACCAAGGCCCCAGATTTTATCGAGGGTTTCGGATGTATAGAGTTTTAAGCCATCGCGTGTTGAGTGTAGTTTTTGATCAGAGAAAGAGTGGCCGAAGATTATAGCGTGATAGTGAGGTCGATTAGTATTTTCGCCATATTCGCCACAGTAGAACATACGAATTTTAGTAGGAGATATTTTTTTGCGATAGCGTTTTAGGAAAAGTTGGAAGTGTTCGATAACGAGTGTTCCATTTTCAGGTAAGTTTTCAGGATTATAAGTAAGTGTTAGAAAACTTGAAGTTTCATGCATTTTATTTTCATGCATGATTCGGACTGCCCATTGGCGAGAGCGTTCAAGACGGCAGCCGATGCATTGCCCACAAGGTAGATCAATGCGTTTAGCCCCATGAGGAGGGCTAGAGAAGAGAGGTTTACCACCAGTAGGATTAAGAAAGGCAGGCAGAGGAGAATAGCAGGTCATGTCGGAGGCCCCTATTTAGTAAGAATTAAATTAAAGTCGAATACCGCCTCTCATTATAGTTTTAGGAGAGTTTTTTTTGTGTGGAGCGGCGTTTTTAGAGAATGACTTTTTAGAAGAACGGGGAGACATTTTAGAGCGTTTCATAGTTTAGAGCCTTTAGTAGTTAAGGTGGTGTCACCTAGCACAGTTACATCAAGGAGGGTACTGTGCAGATTGACGAAAGTCAATAGATTAAAGATTTTCGATAGACGAAAAAAAGGCCCGAGAGCCGACACTCTAGGGCCTTATAACCCGATAGGGTTTGCGCAGATTTTGGTATCTGCTCTGGGTTACGGTTTCGACTTTGTTAAACCGTTGGTTTAACAGTCTCTCCCGTTGTATTTGTTACGATGACGGAGATAGGCGCATCAGGAAGTGGAAGAGGTTTAGCGAGGCCAAGCTCTCGCATTTTGTCAAGATTGGCAGGATCAGTAGTGAATGCCAAATATTGAGAAGGGTCATTGTCGAACATTTTACGCAGTTTTGAAGGTATAGCTTTGAAAGCTTTTTCAGCGTTAATAACAATGTTCATGGACTCTTGGTAAGAACCATAAAGAGTATTGTCAATGGAAGCACCATTGACACGATTCAAATGTTCAATGATTTGTGTTTTTTGGAATTTAGCAAGGACGTTATTAACGTCGCATTCATGCTTAAATTCTTGCCGGGTCAAAGAAGCCTGACCGACAGGTGTTTTCACGCTTTCGCGTGAGAGTGGGTGTTTAGGTAGAGGATAAGTTTTCATAATTATTCCTTAGTTAATGTTAACAGGTTTAAGTTGTTTTTTAGGAACAGTTTGTTCCTTATTACGTTTATTTTTTCCAAGATGATCAAAAGATTGTTTTTTGAACTTTTCAATCTGGTTGCCCCAGTGTCTACCGATATTTTGGAAGTCTTCGACAATTTTACCGGTACGCCAATAGTCGTAAGCGGAGGAAGCATCTTTAGAGATCTGAGCCGCCGGTGTTTTAATACCCGTGTTTTGGATAGTAGCAGCAGTTCGCGCATTTGTTTCGCCCACTTGAGCTTTGAGGAGTTGATTTTGTTCAACAAGATTTTTATTTTGTTCATCAAGATTTTTTACCTCACTGTTTGATTTATAAGCAGATAAACCCGAA